GCGGAGTTGGCACAATGTTGGGATCGATTCCAGTGGATAGAGCTCGAGATTACTTATAGTCCATCCGTGGGTACAACCACGAATGGGAGTTTGTGCATGTGTGCGGAGGCGGATATTGACGATTCATATGTGGACCTCGAAGGGGACCCTTTGCTCGTCAAGATGGGCGAAGCTGCTCATAACTTCACCTTCCAAACATATGCCAAGGCTAGAATGCCAATCACGAACCGAGCTTTTTTCACAGGTGAAAAGTGGATATTACCTTTTAACCAGGGTGATGCCCGCTTGTATACCTCGGGAAAGATTGTTCTTGCAAATGCCGGATCGTTAGTCGCCGGAACTTATGGGCGCTTTTATCTCAGGTGGAGGGCTAAGCTCTCCCAGTCTTCGTCTAAGAACTTGGAAGATAATTCACTCAGTCTCATCGCCACTACAAGTGGAACCTACATCACGGCGACCTATCCGTGGGGTGATTATTCGTCTATCAAAGATGCGACCACAGCATGGTATGAAAGCAAATGCGTTTATTTCCATTCTGATCCCACTCTTGGTAGCGTTATAAGTTTCCTCACTGTTGGTTACTATTTTGTTGGTTTTTACCGTACTGGTGTTGCTATGGGTACAGGTGCCTTTTCAGGTGCGACATTTTCAGGTTGTTCTGCCACGTGGCTAGATAACCCCGAAGGGGTTGGTATCACGGGGTTAGCTAATCTGTATATCGCAAATGGAGGGTCAACTGCTAGTTCTTGGTGGTTGTTGGTTCAAGTTGATGAACCTGGTGCTTACATGAGCCGTACTGCGGATGCTGGAGTTACACACTCCACTGGGTGGACGGCGGTTGCTAGATTATCCATTCCATTGACTGTGGATGATACTCCTGCCGCGGCAGCGTACAACCAGATTGCTGCAGCTTTGACTGCACAATCTGGCGTCACAATACCGCGTAAGGATAAATTATACACACCTCAAGAGTTATGGCATATCAACAAACGCCTTGCACAGAGGAAAAAGGCTTCCAAAGGCAAGCTCATGTTATGTCGCTGTTATTCATTGACTTTGAGCGAGTTGGCGGCAAAGAAACCGACCCCATTGGTAACGGGATCGCTAACTCTGCATACCAATTCTACCATCACTCAAGGTGATGGGCCAGCAGTCACTGTTCAGACGGATTCAGAGCCTGGGACAGAAATGAACATAGGTACTGAAGCGGACCCCGTCTTCGTCGTTGTCACGGCAGAGGCACGTAAAAGATTGGAGTCCTTGCGATTGTTCCCACCGACTAAATAAAAATGCTAAACATCCTTCACACGCCC